TCACGCCGCCTGATGCTGCCTACCAAATGTCTCGTGCAGCATGGCTGGGATCAGGGCCTGGACATCCTGCGCAGTGCTAGCACGGATGGTGCGAGCTTCGCGGGCCCTCGCATGCAGACGGTTGAACCATTGCTGGCGGCCGATCGGTGGCGTCGGAACAGTGATCGCCTCCAGCGCTCCTTGCCCTAGAGTGCGGTTCCTGTCGGCACTTCCGGGCGATGCGGATTGGACCTTGCCGAGACCTTCAGAGGTCTGGAGGTAGAACCAGATGAAATCGGCTGTCGCGAGCCCCTGAGTGGGAACGCATGTCAGGTAGCGGTGCGAGCCGACCCGCCCATGGTCATCGGGGCCAGCCACCGCGAAGGCCCCCTCCCAAGCCTTGATGTTGCTGAACACGAGGTCGCCTTGCTGAACAAGGAAGAGCTTTTGCCAGCTCAGGTCCGCGCCCAGCAGATCGGGTTTGTGAAAAGTACCGCGGCCGAACGAACGGACGCCGAGCTCTGGATAGCTCGCGTCAAGATCGATCTCGACCGGCCTGCGCACCAGCGGCGCGACCTCGGCCATGGGGCGCAGGGGAGCGCCGTCGATGGCGCGCTGGAAAGCTTTCAGCAGCAGCGCCTGCGTTTCGCGCTCGGCCGCCTCGATGGCGCTGCGGCGTTCGTCCACCAGCGCCGCGACCCGGTCGAGCTTTTCAACGATGCGACGCTGTTCGCCGAGGGACGGAAGCGGGACCATCATTCTCAGGAACTTGTCTTCCTTCATGCGCACCCGATTCGTCGATCCTTCGCTTGCCCGACGGCACAGGTCGATGAACTCGGGAGTGCGTGAGTACCACTCGAAGTAGTGCGGCAGTACTTTTGAGGCGTCGATGTCGAAGCAAGGGAAATCGTTGCTGACCAAGGCGCCGTCCAATTCCTCGGGAACGATTCCATAGGCGCCGTGGCGAGCATCAATCCGCGAGAGCAGAAATTGGCCGGCCTTGGCACAGTACTGTCGCGCAGCGGCGATTGCGCTGCCCGGAACTTCACCGCGAAGCGTCAGGCCCTTTCCCCATAGTCGCGCCGTGATCTGCTTGTACTGACCGTCAGGTTCGACAGGTACCCAGCTTTCGGATTTGGTCAAGAAGTCCGAAATGGCAATCGATCCCCACATCACACGCGCTCCGCAAGCACGGCCTTGATCTCGTCCATGATGCCGATGATCCGCTGTTCCTGTGCGATGATCGCGTCCACGATCTCGGCCGGTGCACGGTGATCGACGACCTCACCGGAATGGGGGTTCTTGATGTCCAGGTTGCAGGCGACGACACGATCCTGATCGTCGCGCTGGATCAGGTCAGCGGCCGAGACCTTCCAGGCGCGCTCGTTCGGCTCGCGCTTCTTCCACCAGGCGAGGCAGTCCGCAAACTCCTCATAGGCCATGGGCGCAGTTTTCGAGTACTTCTTGCGGCCCTCAGGCAGCGGCATCTCGTAGTACCAGATGTCCTTCGTCGGTCCGGTCGTATCGAAGAAGATCAGGTTTGCCGGGATGTCCGTGTAGGGCGCGAACACCCCTTCACGCAGCCGGACCACCGTGTGCAGGTTGAACTTCTCGAGCAGGTCCGCCTTGATCCGCGCCGAGATGCCATCGCCGAACAGCGTGCCGTGCGGAACGACGACCGCGGCCCGCCCGCGCCCGGCCCGCTTCAGCCGCCGCATGATCAGTTGCAGGAACAGCAGCGCCGTTTCGGCCGTGCGCCGGTCCTCGGGGAAGTTGTTGAGGATGCCTGCCTCCTCCTCGCCGCCGAATGGCGGATTGGTCAGGATGACATTGACCCGCTGATCCTCGCCGATCTCGGCCAGGCGGAAGCGAAGGGCGTTGCCGGGGTCGATGCGCGGGGCGTGCAGGCCGTGCAGCAGGAGGTTGAGCTGGGACAGCAGGAACGGCAGCGACTTGGCCTCGCCACCGAAGAAGCTGTCTTCCTGCAGGATGCGCCGCTTCTCGACCGTGTCTGCCTGGCGCTCGAGATGCTGGAAGGCCTCGGTCAAAAATCCCCCGGTTCCGCATGCCGGGTCGAGGATGGTCTCGCCCAGTTTGGGATCGGTCACCTCAACCATGAACCGCACGACCGGGCGGGGCGTGTAGAACTCGCCCGAGTCCCCCGCCGCGTCGCGCATCTCTCGCAGCAGCGTCTCGTAGAGGCGGCCAAGGGTATGGACTTCCTCCGAAGAGTCGAAATGGATGCCGTCGATCAGGTTGACCACGTCGCGCAGCAGGTAGCCGCTCTCCATGCGGTTGGCGAAGCCCTGGAAGACCGTGGCGATCACGTCGCGCCGCTCTCGCCGCCCATTGTCGCCGCGCAAGCCTCGGAGATAGGCGAAGAGTCCCGGGCCGCGGGTGCCGTCCGGACGCTCCGTCATCTCGGAAACGAGAAACGACAGGAGGTCCGGGCCTGTGATGCCATCCGCATCCGCCGCCCAGTCGCGCCAGCGATAAGGAGCCTCGATGATCGGGCGATAGTCCTTGCCTGCGAGCTCCGCGCGTCCCTCCTCGATCCGCTCCATGTCGTCGAGGAACTTCAGGAACATGATCCAGGTGAGCATCGGCAACCGATCGAGGTCGCCGTTCAGCCCCTTGTCCTTCCGCATGATCTTGCGGGCGGACTTGATGATGCTGTCGAGACGCTGGGCAGTGGTCAGTTGCTTCGGCTCAGCCTTCTTACGGGCGGTTTTGGCCAAGTTGGATCTCCTTCAATTCAAGCGGTGTAGAGCAGACGCTGCAGCTCGGTGACGGCGCTGCGCAGCTCCTTGCCCCCGCCGAAGCGGGCGGCGATTTCGATGACGTTGCCCCACTCGTTGAACGGGGGCACTTCGAGGATGTCGGGTAGCTTGAACTGGGCACTGCCATGTTCGGCATACTTTTCAAGCACGGCATCCAAGACCTCGCGGGCATCCGGCCCGAAGCGGTCCAGAAACTCGTCCTGCTCTCTCAGCAGACGGTCAGCGCGCTCGCGCCGGGTTCGCAGCGGCGCGTTATATGCCAGATGGCAAAGGAGATCGAACGGATCGGCCTCCGGCTTTCCGACTGCATCAGCCAAGGAGTCTAGGTCGATGCCCTTCTCCTCGAGACGCTCGACGATTTCCGCCCGGCGTTCGGGGTCAAGCCAGTCCGTGCGCAGTTCCGACGCATTGGGATAGAGCGTGCGAACCTTGTCGCCGGTGTAATCGGTAAGCTGGCGGCAGGCGAGCTGCCGCCCATCGGAATCGAGTTCGTACACGAGGTGCCGGACAATCGCTACCTTGCCGCCGTCGACATAGAACTTGCGGGGCCCGTTCTCGCCCTCGTCCCCCAACTCGACGGGTCCATCCGGGATATCGGGCCCTTCAGGAAGATCGTCCGGATCCGGCGCCACGTCTTCGATCTCGCGCTCTTCCACGATGTCGCCGTCGGCATTGATGACCGCTTCGTCCTCGCGGACGGGATCGCCGTCAAAGGCGGGATCGGCGAACATGCGCGTCGCGGTTCCGGTGTAGTCGATGATGTTGAAGGCGAGCTTGCCGTAGTCGGGCCTGAGGCGGGTGCCCCGTCCGATGATCTGCTTGAACTCGGGCATCGAGCCCACGACCCGCGCGAGCACGACATTCTTGCAGGTCGGGGCGTCCACTCCGGTCGTGAGAAGCTGCGACGTGGTGAGAATGACCGGCGTCTGGGTCTCGACATCCTGAAACTTCGCCCTGTGCGCGCTTCCCACATCGCCTTCGTCGGACGTCACACGGCAGACGTAGTCGGGATGGTCCTTCACGAGATCGGTGTTCAGGGCGGCGAGCGCCTGCCGCATCTCGAGCGCGTGTTCCTGGTCGACGCAGAAGACGATGGTCTTGGCGAAGCGGTCGGTCTCGGCCATAAAGCCCGCCAGATGTCTCGCAATGGCCTGCGTTCGTGCACGCAGCGCCACGACCCGCTCGAAGTCCCGCGTCGAGTATTCGGCGTCGGGGATCTCGCGACCATAGCGATCAAGTTCACCCAGCGTTGGACGCCAGCCGGCAGCGTCGTAGTCCGATATGACGCGATGGACGCGATACGGGGCTAGGAAGCCGTCAGCGATGCCCTGCGCGAGGCTGTACTCATAGAGCGGATCGCCGAAATAGTTGTAGGTGTCGACGTTGTCCTCTCGCCGCGGCGTCGCTGTCATCCCGATCTGGGTTGCGGGCTCGAACCACTCGAGAATTTCCCGCCAGTTGCTGTCGTCGCGCGCACTGCCGCGATGGCATTCGTCAATGATGATGAGATCGAAGAAGTCGCGCGCATACTCTCGGTAGAGGCCGGGACGGTTCTCGTCACGCGCGATGGACTGGTAGATCGCGAAATACATGTCGCGGCTCTTGACCGCCACGCCGCCAGCTATCTTGTGACGGGCGTCGCCAAACGGGCTGAAATCCTTTGCCATCGGATCGTCGACGAGGACGTTGCGATCGGCGAGAAACAGGATCTTCGGGTTCCGGTTCACCCCTTTGGAATTCCAGCGTGCTGACCATAGCTTCCAGCAGATCTGGAAGGCGACGGCAGTCTTGCCCGCTCCGGTGCACAGGGTGAGCAGTGCCCGCTTCCTGCCCTGAAGGGCCGCTTGGACCGCGCGGTTCACCGCGATTTCCTGATAGTAGCGAAGGGGTTTGGCTCGGTCTGGAAAGGTGGGTGTCAGCAGCCGTTCGGCCACTTGGTCGTCGACAATGCCCTCGGCGCGGCGCAGCCGGGCCCAAAGGTCATCAGGCGCCGGGAAATCCGAAATCGTTCGCTCGATGCCGGTCGTGTAGTCGAACTCGACGATCTCGATCCCGTTGGTCGAATACGCGAATTGAAGACCAAGGATTTCTGCATATTCCTTGGCTTGTTGGAGTCCCTCCGCGGCGTGCCGGTAGCGGGATTTGGCCTCAACGACGGCGATCGGGAAGTCCTGATTATACCGCAGCAGATAGTCTGAGCGCTTCTGCTTGCCACGGCGAGCTTTGCCGCCAACAAATACAACTCGGCCGTCAGTAAAGGTTCTCTGCTCGTTTATTGCGTGCGGGCGGTCATCCCAGCCTGCTTCCTGCAGCTTCGGGACGACGAACTTCCTGCAGGTATCGGCTTCGTTCATGCGCAATCTACTTCGCCCGGTTTCGACATGCCATCGCGCAGCAAACGGCTTGTCAAAGAACTCGGCTCAGATCAACGCGCAATTCTTTGGTTTGGCAGCTCTTTCGCCTGACAACGGCTCGGAGAAGCTACAGCGTGGCCGACTGATGCCGCAAGCCTTATTCCGTCCCTGGCAGCAAGGTCTCGCGCTGCCTCGACCATTCATCGGGGATCTGCACTCGCAGCGACTGAAGCGTCAGGCCCGGGGGATGCCGTGCGTCGAGTATCGCCTCGACGAGGTCGGGCGCAAGCTGCGTCAGCCGAAGCACACGCGTGAGGTAGGAGACAGCGATGCCTTCCTGTGCGGCGAGGTCGGCTACCGTGGCAAAGTCACCGTTGTCGAGCATCCTCTTCCAGCGAAACGCGCGCGCAAGCGCCTTGATGAGTGTATCGTCTGGCTTCCCGCGCGCGTGGTTGCCTGATCGCCGCTGCATCTCTTTCCGCCCGCCGCGCTTCACGATGCGGAATGGCACGTGGATTGTGACCGTGTCGGGGACCGCCGTCGCGCGGGTCATGCCGCTGCTCCGATGCTGCCAGATAGCATCTCGCGCGCGAGCCCTCCGAGGCCGTCCATCCGGAGCCGGAAGTTGAGCCCGTTCGTGCCGATATCGACGCGCTCGACCAGCAACGTGACTATGCGCGCCTGCTCGGCGGGGAAGAGTTCGTCCCACAGCGGGTCGAGCTGTTGCAAGGCCGCGCGTGCGTCGGCCTCGGAGATGTCCTCGGCATAGGCACGCGCTGCCTTCCACGTCCCCGCCACGATCTCCGGCTGGCGGAACACGGCGCGGAGCTGGTCTATGACGGCGCCCTCGATCTCCCCCGCAGGCACGCGGCCGACCGGACACGAACCAGCACCATGCTTCAGCACGGTCTGACTGACATAGTAGCGGTAGAGACGATCCCCCTTCCGAGTATGCGTCGGTGAGAACGCGGCGCCATCGGGCCCGAACAGCAGCCCCTTCAGCAGCGCGGGCGTGTCGGCGCGGGTGCGGGCCGCGCGCTTGCGTGGGCTCTCCTGCAGGATGGCGTGGACGCGGTCCCAAATCTCGGGATCGATGATGGCGTCGTGCTCGCCGGGATAGCTGTCGCCCTTGTGGACCGCCTCGCCGATGTAGGCGCGGTTGCTGAGCATCCGGTAGACGTACTTCTTGTCGATCCTGTTCCCGCGCGGGGTGCGGATGCCGCGCGCGCCGACCTCCCGCGCCAGTTCCGTGCAGGACCCGATCTCGAGGAAGCGGGCGAAGATCCAGCGCACACGCGCGGCGATGTCTTCGTCGACCACCAGCTTCCGGTTCTCGACGCGGTAGCCGAAGGGCGGCACCCCGCCCATCCACATGCCCTTCTTCCGACTGGCGGCGACCTTGTCGCGGATGCGCTCGGCCGTCACCTCCCGCTCGAACTGGGCGAAGCTGAGCAGGATGTTCAGCGTCAGCCGCCCCATGGACGTGGTCGTGTTGAACGACTGCGTCACCGAGACGAAGGTCACCCCGTTCCGGTCGAACACCTCGACCAGCTTGGCAAAATCGGCCAGCGAGCGGCTGAGCCTGTCGATCTTGTAAACCACCACCACATCGACCAGCCCATCCTCGATGTCCACCAGCAGCCGTTTCAGGCCGGGGCGTTCCAGCGTGCCGCCGGAGATGCCGCCGTCGTCATACTGATCGCGGACAAGCACCCAGCCTTCGGACCGCTGGCTGGCGATGTACGCCTCACAGGCTTCGCGTTGGGCGTGCAGGCTGTTGAACTCCTGCTCCAGCCCTTCCTCGGAGGATTTCCGGGTGTAGACCGCGCAGCGCAGCTTGCGGACGAGCTTCGTTTTTTCGGGCGGCTTCGTCATCTCCGTCCTCTGTGGTTCTTGAGGCCGAAGAAGACCCACCCGTTCCAGCGCGTGCCGGTGATGGCGCGGGCGATGGCGGACAGCGACTTGTACGGCCGACCTTGCCATTCGAAGCCGTCGGCGGTGACGGTGACGACCTGTTCGACGCCCTGCCATTCGCGCAGAAGGCGCGTGCCTGTGATGGGGCGGTCGCGATCGGCGCGGATGCCGCGCTTCTTGCAGTCGCCGCCGTCCAGTTCCTCGCCCAGCCGTTCCAGACGCCGTATCGTTTCGGGCTTCAGCCCGCCATAGGCGAGTTCCTGGATGCGGTATGCTAGGCGGGACTCGAGGTAGCGGCGGTTGAACGGTGGCGGCTCGCTGTCGAACAGGTCGCGCCACTGTTTCTTCAGGTCGGGCGTCGGAGTGGTCTTGAGCGCGACCAGGCGCGCGGGGATGGGATCGGGCTTGTTCATGCATTTCTCCGGTGAGTTGGAGTTGCATGACGGCATTGGTCGGGCGGATAGTGTAGGCAACGTTCTCCAGTCTCGTCAGATACTTCGCCCACCTCCCGCATCCGCAACCGAACCAGCCCGAGCGCCAGCAGGCCGCACAGATCGGCGCGGCGTTCTGCGGGCGTCATCTGGTCGGGCGGGAGCGGATTGGGGCGTTTCATGCAGCCGACCGCTCCGCACGGCCAAGAACGGCAGCGGTGATCGCGCCGCGGTTCCAACGGAAATTCAGATGGCAGTTGGCGGCGTACTTCGACAGGCTGAAATCCAGCCCGTTGGCCTCGTGCCCCGCGCGCTGCAGCAGGTCCATCTGCTTCATCGTCGCGGGGTCGTTGAGCCAGCGACGGCTCTTGATCGAGGCGGTCCCCGTCTCGGTGGCGCGCAGGAAATCGTCGGCGGCAGCGAGCGCCTGTACCCGGGTGCCGATGGCAAGCGGCCGTATCGCCCTGCCTTTCGGCTGTCCGAGCGCGTGCCAGAGCACGCCATCATGGAACACCCCGGCCCAGCCATTGAATCCGCTCGCCATCATCGCCTGGCCGTCGCCGTGCAGGTCGCACCAGGCGAATGGGGACCGCTCCAGCAGGTCGATCTCCATCATGTCGAAGGCGGTCAGCAGGCGGGTCTCTGCACGTTCCCGCGTGAAGACATGACCGCAGAAATCACAGACCGATGCTCCAAGCGGCAATTCGGCTTCACAGGTCGGGCACAGTTTCCACGGTGCCTGGCCGGGCTCAGGATCGTCCTCGTCGAGGGTGATCTCCTGTTCAAGCGACCCGTGCCGAAGGGCTGCGCCCGCGAAGTCGAGCACAACGCAGTCGGTTTTGACGACGCCGGGAAAACGCGCGGGATCGACCCGGCGCAGGCCGCGACCGACCGCCTGGATGAAGGTGCCCTTGTGCAGCATGGGGCGCAGGATGCCGATGCAGCCGACGGGCTGGCTGTCGAACCCTTCGGTCAGGACCATGCAGTTCGTCAGCACCTGAACCTCGCCCCGATCGAACCGGTCGATGAGGTCGGCGCGCGTCCGCGATGGCATCTCGCCCGAGATCGTCTCGGCCGTGACGCCGGCCGTGCGGAATGCCTCGGCAACCGCATCGGCATGGTCGACCGTCGCACAGAAGAAGATGGTGCGCCGGTCCGCCGCCTTCGCCTGCCAGTGTTCGACGACGGCCTCGTTCAGCACCGAGCGGTTCAGCACCTTGTCTGCCGCGCGCATGTCGAAATCGCCCGCGGTGGCGCCCAGTCCGGCCAGTTCGTCCTCGACGCCGAGATCGATGGTGTACGTGCGAGGTGGCACCAGGAGACCGCGACCGATCAGCGTACCGATCTTGAGGTGATAGCCGACATTGCTGAAGGTGCGGCGCAGACTGCGGCCATCGCCCCGACCCGGCGTGGCCGAGAGCCCGAGCAGCTTGATCTCCGGATTGAGTGCCCGGGCCTCGTCGATGATGGACTGATAGCTTTGAGCCGCGGAGCGGTGGCATTCGTCGATGACGAGATGCGAGACCGGCGCCATCCGCTCGCGCCGGTTGGCGCGCGCCAGGGTCTGGACGCTTCCGAAGACGATGCGGCCGTCCCAGTCTTCCTGCTCGGCCTTGACCACCGAGGTCGGCATTCCGGTGACAGTGCCAATGGCCCTGCGGTTCTGATCAATCAACTCGTCGGTGTGCTGCAGCACCAGAACGCGGTCGTGTCTGCGGTGCTCGAGTTCCTCGCCGATGTAGAAACCGGCGATGGGCTGCGTGGGGCTCGCATCGTCACCTCAATCGAGACCGAACAGGGCAGTCGCTGGGCCGAGAGCAAACTCAAGGCACTGACCGGGGGCGACAAGATCACGGCCCGTTTCATGCGGCAGGATTTCTTCGAGTTCATCCCGCAGTTCAAGCTGCTGATCGTCGGCAACCATATGCCAGCGGCACGACGCGGGTCAGCTATGACGGCAAGTCGGTTGACTATGGCTCGGCCGAGGATCTGCTCGCCCGCATCCGGACCATCGAGCGCGCCATCGCAGGCACGACCCGACCGCTGCCGGTGGCCGGGCTCGCGGGCTTTAGCCGCGGGGATCGCTGATGTCCGCGACCTGGTTCGACCACGCCATCGCCACCGTGGCGCCGCGCATGGCCGCGCGCCGCGTGATGGCGCGTCAGGCCTTCGAGACCCTGACGCGCGGCTACGATGGGGCGTCACGCGGGCGGCGGACCGAGGGTTGGCGTGCGCCGGGATCCTCGGCCGACACCGAGATCGGCGTCGCCGGGGCGCTCTTGCGCGACCGGATGCGCGATCTGGTGCGCAACAACCCGCATGCGGCCAAGGCCGTGGCGGTGCTGGTCAACAACATCATCGGCGCGGGCATCATGCCGCGCGCCGCCAGCGGCGACGACAAGCTCGACCGCAAGGTCGATGCGCTCTTCGAGCGGTGGACAGCGGAGTGCGATGCCGACGGCCAGCTCGATTTCTACGGCCTGCAGACGCTGATCTGCCGCGAAATGGTCGAGGCGGGCGAGGTCCTGGTGCGCCGCCGCCCGCGGCGTGCGAGCGACGGTCTGCCGGTGCCCCTGCAGTTGCAGGTGCTCGAGGCCGACTTCCTCGACGCCACCAAGTCCGGCGCCGTCGGCGCGGGCCGCCTCGTGCAGGGGATCGAGTTCGACCCGGTCGGCAAGCGCCGGGCCTACTGGCTCCATGCCGAGCATCCGGGCGACGCCTATGGCGCCTTGCAGAACGGGTTGCAGAGCCGTCCGGTCCCCGCGACCGAGATCGCCCATGTCTACGAGAAGCAGCGGACGCAGGCGCGCGGCGTCCCCTGGGGCGCACCGGTTATCCGCAGCCTGCGCGATCTCGACGATTACGAGGTTGCCGAGCTGGTCCGAAAGAAGACCGAGGCCTGCGTCACCGCCATCGTCTTCGGCGACGACGAGGCGCAACAGGGCATCGCGCCCTCGGTGGTCGACGCCGATGGCAACCGGGTCGAGCAGTTCGAGCCGGGGCTGATCGCCTATGCCCGCGGCGGCAAGGACATCCGCTTCAACCAGCCCTTCGCCACCGGCGGCTACGGCGAATACAAGCGGGCCAGCCTGCACACGATCTCGGCCGGGTTCCGTGTGCCCTACGAGCTGCCGACCGGGGATCTCAGCCAGGTCAACTATTCCTCGATCCGGGCGGGGCTCGTGGAGTTCCGCCGCCAGATCGACGCGGTGCAGTGGCAGCTCTTCATCCCGATGTTCTGCGCGCCGGTCTGGCGCTGGTTCACGGAAGCCGCATGGGCGGCGGGGCAGATCCCGTCACCCATCGTGCCGGTCGAATGGTCGCCGCCGAAGTTCGAGGCGGTCGATCCGCAGAAAGACGCGATGGCGAACCTGCTGTCGATCCGTTCGGGCACCATGACGCTGGCCGAGGTGATCGCGAAACAGGGCCGCAACCCCGACGCGGTGCTGGCCGAGATCGCCGCGACCAACGCGAAGCTCGATGCGCTGGGGCTGGTGCTCGACAGCGACCCGCGCCGCGTCACCAAGACCGGCAGCGCGCAGAGCAACGATCCGGCGACCGATCCCGCCATCGACGCACCGGACAACGACGACCCCACCGCCGACGCGGATACAGACCCGGCGCAGGCCGACCAACAGGACTGACCTTCATGGACACGATGATCGAACTGCCGGCCATGCGCCGGTCGGCGGAGCTTGCGCCGAACACGGCCGATGCCGACAGCCGCACCGTCGAGGTGGTCTGGTCGGCCGGGGCCCGCGTCCGCCGCGCCACCTTCTTCGGCGAGCCCTATGACGAGGAACTGAGCCTCGACCCCGCCCATGTCCGGCTCGACCGGCTGAACGCGGGCGCGCCCTTCCTGAAGGTGCATGAGCTCGACACGCTCGACGCGGTGATCGGCTCGGTCGTGCCGGGTTCGGCGAGGATCGAGAACGGCCGGGGCATCGCGCTCGTGCGTATCTCCGAGCGCGCCGATGTCGAGCCGATCTGGCGCGACATCCAGGCCGGGCACATCCGCGCGGTCTCCATCGGCTACCAGGTCCACCGCTTCGAGGTCTCCAAGCCCGAGGCTGCGCGCGAACTCTGGCGGGCCGTGGACTGGACCCCCTTCGAGGTCTCCGCCGTCGCGGTCGGCGCCGATCCCGCCGCGGGTTTCCGCGCCCAGCACCCCCTTCACGACTGCGTCCTTCACCGCCGGGACGCCCCCACACCGCAAGGAGCATCCCCGATGACGGACAAGACCCAGACCCCGGCGAGCGACGCCGCAACCCCCGCCACCACCCAGCCGACCGAGCCGGTCGAAACCGAGGACACCCCCATGACCGAGCCGAAAGCGGCTGCGCCCGACCCGAAGGTCGCGGCCAGCGAACCGAAAGTCCACGCAAGTGAGACGCGCAGCCAGCCGAAGACGCAGCCAAATCCCGCGCCCGACACCGAGGCCGTCGCGACGCGCGCCCGCGAGGCCGAGCGTGACCGCGTCTCCACCATTTACGATCTGGCCGGGCGGCTGAACCTCGAGCGCGGCTTCGCCGAGGATCTGGTCAAGCGCGGCGTGAGCGTCGACGAGTCCCGCCGCCTGATCCTCGATCAGGTCGCCGCCAAGTCCGACGAGACCCGGACCTTCCCGCATGTCTCGGTCCCCCTCGGCGGCCGTGACGAGCGCATCACCCGCCGGGACGCGGTGGCGAACGCGCTGCTGCACCGCTATAGCCCGACACTGTTCCAGCTGGAGGACGCCGCCCGGCAGTATCGCGGCATGACCCTGCTGGAGCTCGCCCGCGAAAGCCTCGGCAATGCCGGGGTGAACACCCGCGGCCTGTCGCGTGACGAGGTGGCGACGCGGGCCCTGCACTCGACCTCGGACTTCCCCGAGATCCTCTCGGCCGTCACCAACAAGACCCTGCGGCAGGCCTACGAGGCCTATCCCCGCACCTTCATGCTGTTCTGCCGCCAGGTGCTCGCCACCGACTTCAAGGCGATGCACCGGGTGCAGCTCGGCGAGGCACCGCAGCTGCTCGAGGTCGGCGAGAGCGGCGAGTTCAAGCGCGGCACGCTCGGGGAGTCGAAGGAGAGCTACAAGGTCAAGACCTACGGCCGGGTGGTCGCGATCACCCGCCAGACGCTGATCAACGACGATCTCGACGCCTTCACCCGGATCCCGGCGATGTACGGCAACTCCATCGCCCAGCTGGAGTCGGACGTGGTCTGGGGGATCATCACCGCCAACCCGGCCATGGCAGACGGCAACGCCCTGTTCCACACCACCCACAAGAACCTCGCGGGCACCGGCGCGGCACTCGATGTGAGCAGCGTCGGTGCGGCGCGCGCTGCGATGGCCAAGCAGACGGGGCTCGACAAGAAGACGGTGCTGAACGTCCGGCCCGCCTTCCTGGTCGTGCCGGCCTCGCTGGAACTGAAGGCCGAGCAGCTGGTCGCCCAGAACCTGGTGCCCGCCGCGACGTCCAGCGTGGTGCCGCAGTCGATCCGGACGCTCGCGCCGATCAGCGAGCCGCGCCTCGACGCCGCCAGCGAAACCGCCTGGTATCTGGCGGCCAGCCCGAACCAGATCGACACCATCGAGTACGCCTATCTCGAGGGTCAGCAGGGCGCCTACATCGAGACGCGCAACGGCTTCGACGTCGACGGCGTCGAGATCAAGTGCCGCCTCGACTTCGGCGCCAAGGCCATCGACTGGCGCGGCCTCTACAAAAACCCCGGCGCGTGAGCCGGGCCATCCCCTGACACCTGATCCCTGACGCACGGGCGGCCTTCGCGCCGCCCGTCGTCCTATCCAAGAGGACCCCGCGATGAAGAACTACGTCCAGCCCGGAAACACACTCACCCTGACCGCGCCCTATGCCGTCGCCTCCGGCGATGGCCTGCTCGTCGGCTCCATCTTCGGCGTCGCCGCTGGGGCGGCCGCCCTCGGCGAGGTCGTCGAGGCCGCGCTCGTCGGCGTCTTCGACATCACCAAGGTCGGCTCGCAGGCGTGGACCGTCGGCGCCAGGGTCTATTGGGACGAAACCAACAAGCGCTGCACCACGGTCGCGACCGACAACACTCTTGTCGGCGTTGCCGTCGAGGCCGTGGCCAGCGGCGCGGGCGACACCGTCGGCCGGGTGCGCCTGAACGCGGCCTTCTGATGAGCGCCTTCGCCGCCGCCGTGGGCGCGCTCTTCGCCGATCCGAACATCGGCCTGAATGCGGTCTACATCGCCGACGGCGGCGCGCCCCAGCTGGTGCGTGCCGTCGCCCGGCGCGCCGACGCCATTTCGGACTTCGGCGATGCCCGGCTCTGGTCCGAAACCACCCGAATCGACCTGCGCGTCGCCGAGGTGGCGAACCCACGTCCCGGCGACCGGATCGAAATCGACGGCGAGGCGTTCCTCATTCAGGGCGAGCCGGTCCGTGACCGCGAGCGGCTGGTCTGGGCCGTGGAGCTGAGGCCCGCGTGAAGTTCAAGCTCGACATCGATCCCGATATCGTGGCGATGATGGCAGACGAGGTCGCGGCAGACGAACGTGCCGTCACGGCCGCCATGCACGAGGCCGGGACCGGGCTGAAGGCCGCATGGCGGTTGCAGATCACCGGCGCGGGGCTGGGCACCCGGCTGGCGAACTCGATCCGGAGCCAGAACTTCCCGCGGTCAGGCGAGAGCTTGGACGCCGCGGCGCTCGTCTGGTCCAAGGCCCCGGTCATCGTGGGCGCGCATGACACCGGGCCGCTGATCCGCTCGAAGGATGGGTTCTGGCTGGCGATCCCGCTGCCCGCGGCGGGCAAGTCCCTGCGCGGCGGCCGGATCACACCCGGCGAATGGGAGCGGCGACGCGGGCTGCGCCTGCGCTTCGTCTATCGCCGGATTGGCCCGAGCCTGCTTGTGGCGGAGGGGCGGCTGAACACGAAGGGTCAGGCGGTGGTGTCGCGCTCGAAGACCGGGCGCGGCAAGGTCACCGCGCCGATCTTCCTGCTGATGCCGCAGGTCAAGCTGCCGAAGCGGCTGGACCTCGCGCGGGCCGCGGACCGGGCGTTGGACAGCGTGCCCGGGTTGATCGTCGCGAACTGGGTTGAGGGGCGGCTCTGAGGCGCGAGTGGTCGCGCGGAGGGCCTCACGGGTCCTCCGCGCGTTTCTCAGCCGCGGGGCGGGAACGGGTCGTTTCCGTAGCTGTTACGCTCGCGGATCCGGCCGTCACGTCCGTGGATCAGAACTTCGCTCTGCTGGTTGCGCGCAATCTCGGTGGCCCGATCGATTGCTTCGGCCTGAGTGCCGTAATGCGCCGTGTCGCGGTTGTTCCCGGCGCCAAGGACTGCCCAACCGTCCTCGCGCCGAACCACGTGCTGGTTCTTGCCTGCCATGCCCATCACCTCCTTTCGCTGGCATGGCTACGATGTGGTGTGCGGCAATCGAACGTTCAAGTAAGAAGTTGACGTTAGGGTTCGATGAGCCTATCTTGTGCCCACGTGGGGGCCGGGAGAAGCCCGACACGCACACCGAGGAAGCGACATGAACCGCACCGAAATGTCTCGTCGATTGAGGGAGGCACGAGAACTCGCATCAATCAATCAGGGCGAAGCCGCCGAAGCGCTCGGCCTTCCCCGTACGGCCGTCACTCAGATCGAAGGAGGAAACCGCGCAGTGTCCACCATGGAACTTGCGCGACTTGCGGACCTCTATCGTCGTCCGGTCAGCTGGTTCTTGGCAGACGCGCCGGATACCGAGGAGGACGTCGTCGTGGCGCTGCATCGAATTGCCCCCGGGCTCGACGCAGATCCGGAGGTGCGGATCGAGGTGGACCGCTGCGTGCAAATCTGCCGCGAAGGTGTCAGCCTGGAGAGCTTGCTGGGGCGCGAGGAGCGGGATGGGCCGCCAGCATATCGTGAGCCCGTACCGAGATCGACCGGGGAAGCCGTCGCTCAGGGCGAGCGTGTGGCTGAACAGGAACGAAGGCGACTTGAGCTTGGAAGCGCCCCGATTGCCGACGTGACGGAATTGCTCGGCGATCAGGGAATCTGGGCATCGGTCGTCGATCTCCCGCACACCATGTCTGGCTTGTTCCTGCATCATCCGAGCATCGGCATGGCAGTGCTCGTGAATTCGGGCCATGTACGCGCCCGCCAGCGCTTCTCGCTGGCGCACGAGTACGCGCACGCCCTCATGGATCGGAACAGGGTCGTCGGCGTCAGCAGCGCGGACAACAGCCGCGAAAGGATCGAACAGCGCGCGAATGCTTTCGCCGCCGCCTTCCTGCTTCCCGAAGCGGGCCTCGAAGAGGAACTGCGCCAGCTTGGGAAGGGCCAGCCGGCGCGCATTGATCAGATCGTCTTCGATGTGGCGACCGGCGGCAGCATTCAAGGCCAGCTGCGTCCGGCGCCGCGCTCCCAGACGATCGGCTTTCAGGACGTCGCTTTCATCGCGCACAGGTTTGGAGTGAGCTATCAGGCGGCGGTCTATCGTCTGAAGAGCCTTCGCTACATCAATCAACCGGAGAGCGTCCTGCTTCTGTCATCCGAGCAGGAGGAGGCCGGGAGAGACTATCTGCGCGCATTGGACCTGTTCGAGGATCTCGAGGAGCCGGTGAGTGGCAAGAGAGGAACCCGAGAGCTTCGGAGCCGCGTGGCTCATCTGGCGCTCGAGGCGTATCGGCTCGGCGAAATCTCCCGTGGACGACTTCTCGATGTGGGCAAGACCGTCGGCGTTGACGGGCGCAAGCTGCTTGAGCTTGCGGAAGCAGCGCGAGCCGAATGACGCCCACGATGCCTGCGCCGCCACCCATTCTCCTCGTTACAGACACGTCTGTGCTGGTGAACTTCCTCCGGATTGACCGGATGGATCTCATCCGGGATTTGTCTCCACAGTTCCTGGTCACAGACCATGCTGCTGGCGAAATAACCGATGTGTATTTGGACCAGTTGGCCCGCTTTGAAGCCGCAGTTGCCGCAGGATGCTGCGAAGTCTGCCGCGTGGAGGACGACGCTGCCTTGGAGATGTTCGGGCAACTGACTGGCACGCAACGCCTCGGCATCGGTGAAAGCGCCACCATCGCACACGCCATTTCGATCGGTGCCGGTCTCGCACTGGACGATAGGCGCGCAGCGAACGAAGCGCGTCGCATCAACGGCGGTCTCGTGGTTCTCGGTACCGTCGACCTGACAGTTCAGATGATTGTCGAAGGCCTTCTGACCATCGAGGAAGCCGACGCCATCAAGGACGACTGGGCAGCGAACCACCGGTTCAGACTGAAGATCGCGAGCTTCGGCGACCTTCTCTGACCTTTTTGTCGGTTCCACACCAAGACGGAAAACATGCCCACCCCTCGCGAAAGCATCCTCGCCGCGCTGCACGCGCGGCTCTCGGCGCTGCCCGCCACCGCCCTGCGCGGAGAGGTGCTGCCCGAACGCGTGCCGGCGGAAGGCCTGCTGATCCTACGCGACGGCGAGCCAGGCGAACCCGAAGTGACCCTGTCGCCACTGCGTTACCACTACCAGCACCGTGCCGAGATCGAGGCGGTCGTGCAGGGTGCCGACCGTGACGCTGCCTTCGACATGCTGACCGCCAGCATCGGCACGGCTCTCGCCGCCGACCGCACGCTGGGCGGGCTCTGTGACTGGGTCGAGGCGGAAGCCCCACGGCCGGTCGATCTGCCCGTCGAGGGCGCGGCGAGCATGAAGGCCGCCGTCATACCGGTCGTGCTGCACTATTCCACGGCCGATCCGCTCGGCTGATCCCGACAACCCGAGGAGAACACCATGGCACGAGCCCAGGGGGCGCGGGCGCTGATGGCGCTTGCGTTCGAGACGACCTATGGAACGCCGCCCGCGAGCGGCTTCACCCGCCTGCCCTTTGCCAGCACCTCGCTGGGGGCGGAGCAGCCACTGCTCAATTCCGAATTGCTGGGCTAACGACCAGGGCGCCTTCGACGCTGCGAACAATCACTTCGTGGCGCCCGCCGACGGCACCTACCTCTTCGGCGCGACGCTCCTGTACAAGGTGAACGCCAGCACCACCGCGCGCATGCGCGGGCGGCTCGTGCTGAACGGCACGACCGAAATTCGCGGCTCGATGGGTGAGATCTCCGCCACCCACGTCTCGCTCGCCACCGCGATCTGGCTGCAGACCATGGTGCCGCTGACGGCCGGCGACACCGTCGAACTGCAGGGGTATCTCCGGGTCGCGGACGGCTACTTCGCCGCCGACCACACGTCCTTATGGGGCTGCAAGGTCGGCTGAGCGCGGAAGGAGGATCTGATGACACCACCCCGATCCGAGGGCTTCGTGCGCATGCCCGACGCCGAGTTCGAGGCGATCCTGACGCGAGCGGCCGAGGAAGGCGCGAAGCGTGCGCTCGCTGATGTCGGCCTCGACGGCGACGAGGCCGCGCTCGACATCCGCGATCTGCGCTCCCTGGTCGACTGCATCCGGCTGGTGCGCCGCACCGCCATGCAGACCGCCGTCCGCATGATCACCACCGCGGTCATGCTGGCGCTGCTCGCGGGCATCGCGATCAAGCTCAAGATCTTCGGCGGCGGCCCGTAGTCGCTCACCATTCCGCATTCATCGATTCATCAGCCCGCAATGACCCGCCCTCGAGGCGGGTTCTTCGTTTTCGGAGGACCCCGTGAACACGACCTTCCACCGTCACTGGCGCGACGTGCCTGAGGGCACCTGGCGCTGGCCCAACTTCTCCCCCGCCGAGATTGCCTGCCGGGGCACAGGCAAGCTGCTCGTCAACGAACCCGCGCTCGACAAGCTGCAGGCGCTGCGCGACCGGTTGGGCAAGCCGCTGATCGTCCGTTCGGCCTATCGCAGCCCCGAGCACAACCGCGCCATGGGCGGCGCCACGCGGTCGAAGCACCTCGACGGCGCCGCCTTCGACATCGCCATGGCCAACCACGACCCGGTCGCCTTCGAGGCGGCGGCGCGAGAGGTCGGGTTCCTCGGCTTCGGTTTCTACCCGCGTTCGGGTTTCATCCATGTCGATCTCGGGCCCGCACGGCAGTGGGGCGAGCGGTTCCCGGTCCGGGCGACTGCATTTGCAGCCGAGACGCCGCCCGCGCGCGAAGTGCTGGCTGACAGCCGCACCATGAAGGGTGGTGGCGCGGCTGGCGTGGCGACGCTGGGTGCCGCGGGTGTCGAGGTAGTGCAGAGCGTCATGGCCGAGACCCAGACCGCGATCCTGCCGCTGGTGCCGTATCTCGACATCCTGCGCGGGGTGTTCATCGCCGTGGCTCTCGGCGGGATCGCGGTCACGATCTACGCCCGGCTCGATGACTGGAAGCGGGGGCGACGATGATCGGCGGGCTCCTCACCGGGATCGCCGCCAGCCCGTGGATGCGGTCGGCGCTGCGCTACGGCGCCATCGCGCTCGCCGTGCTCCTGTTCCTGTTTGCGCTTCGGCGGTCCGGCGAGCGAGCGGGACGCCTCGCCGAACGTCTCGGAACCTTGGAGAAGACCAATGATGCCCAACGCCGGATGCTGGAGGCGGCGGCTCGCCGTCCTCGTGATCGCGACGATCTCGCTGAGCGGCTGCGCGACGGCCGGTTCTGA